TTAGTAGAGCAACATCAAAAGCAAGCGAATCACATATTACCCAGATCAACTGCTACAGGGTATTACTTAACAAATGCTACGGAAGGGATGCTAAAAGGGGATGCAATATCTACATCAGTAACAGTATAAGCAAAGAGAAAAGAGATATACCCATACCAATTACATATAAACTTGGTAAACCAGAGGAGTATCTTAACATGATGATAACTAATGCTAGGGCCATAAAAGACTCATTAAAAACTAAAAAACTACCTGAGAGAACAAGATGTTTCCTTTGTGACGGCATGTGCCCCTGGATTAATCAGTGTTTTGGGGATGAAAAATGATTCGAATAATGAATAAAATATATGCAGAACTACAACAAACAAACGAGTTACTATCAAAAATGGAGGAACATCTAAGATCATTAACACTACCACCAGACCTTAGACAATATAAGAGAAAAGGATTTAAAGATGAATAACTGTAAACATCCTAACTTTTTCTTTAAGGATTCAAAGTCATATTGTAGGACATGTGGAGAAGAGGTAAAAAATGAGTGACAACTTGTGCGACAGGTGCTGGAAATTGGGCATGACATATCCTTTCAGAGGAGACTCAACCATATGTTCAAAATGTATGGTGACTATGGCATTCAAGAGGATTGAACAATGAAGTTCTATTTTAACGCCAATAACAAGTCACAGGTATCAGCATTAAGAAGAGTTGGTGCAAAGAACATAATGTTAACATATAAGTTTGTAGGAGAACGAGCAAACAAACTGTCTAACGGATTTGACAATATAATACTGGGTCCAGGATTTGGCAGTGACAAAGATAAATATCATGAATTTATACAGGATTGGGATCACGAGGCATTACAATATGACGATCCAAATGACGCACTTAGAAACTATAAAAACTGGAAAGAGGGGGAAGAATATAACAAGAAATTAATACCTATATTACACCAAAACTATGCACAATCACTGTCAATATTCAAACCAAACTATAATGGGAATAGGATAGCATTAGGCAAGTCACAAAGTAGAAACAGTGAGGATACACAGTTAAGACAACTGCCACAAACTTATTTATATCATGGATTGGCAAAAGGTAGATGGACTAAGGATAGAAACTGTATAGTTGATAGTATAGATAGTACAACATGGACAAGTGGTGTACGAGGAAGAAAAACAGATGTATGGAAAGGACAACAATTATTATTCGGAGATAAAGGTAAGAATAACAGGTCATATATACAGTTGGCATGTCAAAAGAACCTTATATATCTAAGCAAGGCTGGACTTGATCCAAAGGATTTGATTGATGGTGATAATTCAGCATTGACACTGGCACCATTAGTACTATATTATATGCCAATGTTCCATGATTTAGGATGTTATGAGGATAATTTTAAATTATAAAAATACGATTAACTTATATATATCTTTGAACCATTTATTGTCATGGTTAAGAAGGAGGGATCACTTAGAATCACCAAAGACAACAAGGTAGAAGTAAATAAACATAAAACTGTATCACCATATAACAGTGCCAAACATTTAAAATATGCTAAACTACCTGCTGAATGCGATAAATGTATTTATAGATCTGAAGAGGAAGGAGGAAACGGACGGTGCCCCAAGTATGAGAAGGGTGCCGCTTGTGCCGTACGAAAGGATATCAAGAATTTTTTGGACCAGATCAACACTAGGAATCCGGAAGATTTAAAGATGCTGCTGGACACAATGGCAAAAGAGATGGGAGAGAACGTGTTCCTTGCATTGGTACAGGCCCAAATGGACGGCAATATACCAGACAGAAATTCAATCAGTCAGCAGAATGCTTTCCTTAACATTGCAAAATTATTGGTGGAACTGGGAAGCAAAATTACAGTAACAGAAAAGAAATCATTTGACGAAAATGGTGACTTGGAAGAGTTGTTTAGACAACTGGAGTTCAAGGGAGATGCCTAAACCACCTAAAGATATTACAGACAAGCGTGCAAAACTCATGACGATGGTTGCAGACATGGCAAAGAGTCCATCTAAGTTTAGTGAGGTCATGTTGGGTCACAAACTGTTCAAATATAATGCAGACTATGCAGACAGCAAGGAGAGATTTATAGTGTATAGATCAGGGCGTCAGGCCGGCAAGACTATGACCACTGCAGTAAAGGCGATACATTGGAGTTTCTTTGCACCTATCATGAGCAAGGATGCAAGAGAGAAGAAGGAAGCAGTTGTTATCATTGCTGCACCTACACAAAACCAGGCAAGTATCATGTTTGACAGAATTAGAACACTGATCAAGAACAGTGATTTCTTGTCAAAATATGTTGTAAGAAGTACACAGACTGAGATGTGGATACAGTGGTTAAACAAAGGAGGTATTACTAAAATATTTGTAAGAGCAACAGGTGAGACTGGTGTAACATTGAGAGGTTATTCTCCACATGTTATCATTGCGGACGAATGTGCTTTCATCAAGAGAAGTATAATGGTTGCATTTCTGCCATCCGGTATGGCAACCCAGGCGAACGTATGGCTTACATCAACACCGTTTGGAAAGCAGGGTTATTTCTATGAGTCAAGTCAACAGTCACGTCCTAAAAACCCAGATGGATTATGGAAAGAATTTCATGTAAGATCAGTAGATAACCCAAAGATTGCAAATGACCCATTATTCTTGGAACAAGTTAAATCATTATCTGCAGAGGAATATACACAAGAGGTAGAGGGAGAGTTCCTCGATATAGGTGACTCACTTATACCATTTGACTTGTTGATGGCAGCACATAACAGGACATGGAAACCAGTAGGTGCAACCAGGTACTTTATGGGACTTGATGTTGCAAGGAGTGGAAGAGATGAGACAGTATTTATGATCATAGAAGTAGATGAGGACAACAAGATCAGGGTAGTAGAGTATGAAAAAGAGTCACAATCAAACCTGGTTGATATAGTTGGAAGAATAGGTGAGTTGATGCAAAAATATCCGTTTGAGACTATATATATAGACGAGACAGGTCTTGGTGGTGGTGTGGTAGATCTTGCAAGACGTAGAGAATACCCTATTCGGGGGATCACTTTCTCATTATCAGAAAAATCCAAGATGTATAGCAATATAAGAATGATATTCGAGAACAAGAAGATAGTGGTACCACAGGATGACAAGAGAGTATTATATCAACTGTCATATCTAAAGAGAGCCTATACAGAGGAGGGGAAATTAAAAGTAAAAGTAGAAGAAGGAACAAAAGATGACCATGCAGACGCTCTAGCCCTGGCATGTAACGCAGTATCATTCGGTGATGGATGGTATTATGTGGAGCATGGTGAAGGCTGGAAGAATATTATGGGGTGATTTATATTAGNNGTACACCNTATAGTATATGATGAACAGAGTTCAAAGACATAGGAAACTCATTGGAGAAATCCAAGTAGGAGATCACTTCTTGCACATTGGCTATATGGTTGCAGATTATAAGGTCATTGAGATAAAGAAAGATCACAGTCATTGGGGAAACCAATACCTACTTCAGGCAATACATGATCCAGAAATATACTACAATGTCAACGAGTCAGACCTCCTAAGAAATGACGGGGTTAGTGGAGACAGACGTGGTATGATTCCGATTAATGTATTGATGGGAGAAGAACCAATGATACACAACACACTAAGTCATCTATTCAAGTCTAGCATTGGTGCAGATGACGGAATTGTTTGTTGGTGCAATGACCTAAACATGCGTGTATCACATGCATAATTTTTTTTACAATAAGAGTCGTTAAGACTCCCTAAGAGTCGTCTTCGACTCCCTACAGACAGTATACATATTATACATACTGTGTATATAAATAGGTTAATATAACGTATCTACCATATAGTATATGTTGTGTGTTTTTCTAAAGATCACAACTAAGGAAGCCATTCTGATCGGTGGTAAAAGTGATATATTGCAGTACCATTAGACGCAATAATCTCTTCTTCTTTTATAAAACTTTATATATACTGTAGTCTATATTTATGTATGACATCAGGTATAGGTCTAGATACAGCATTTAACCAAGATGAACCTACACAAAATATCAATACTAACCCTAAAAAAGTTAAAGAAGCAGAATCATTTGAGAAGAAATCAAGTAAAGGCGACGATTTAGAAAGAATTCAACATACTAAAGTAGGAGATACTGTGGCATATGCAAGAGGAACAGGAACAGTTGTGTTAAAAGAAGGTGCATTTCTTACAATATATAATGAAGAGTCAAATGCATATGACAGAATGCATGCAGGAGAAACCCATTCTCCAGGAGACACTATCAGTAGTGGCATCATGACCCAATTATGGGACCAAATGAATCATGAAACCAGAATGGCATCATTACACAAGTCAAATATACAAGAACCATTACATTTTGTAGACAGAAAATGGAGTGAATTACCACTTAACCTTAAAGATGTATTAAAATTATCACCAAGATCAGTATCAGTAGGATACGGAGTAAAGAGCCCACCAGCAGGAGCAACACAAGATAAAAAACCATTAACACGTAAACAAATTAAAGAACGAGATTCTCCTAAACAGACTAAACAAGTAACAAATGATAAAAAAATTAAATTAACTCCAAGTGATATGAATGCTGCTATAAATGCAGGTAAAAAAACTGAAGGTGATAAAGGATTAAAGAGAATTCAAAATATGCCTCAATCAGGACTTGATATTTTAACTGCAAAAAAGCCAAAAGATGAAGGTGTCACATTTGCAAG